TCATACCCCGTATTGGAAGTGCACCCAGATCAAAACACAGAGCGCGATGCCGCCGATAATAACGGCGAGCAGCTTGCTCTGACCGGGACGGGGCTTCTTCGGCGGTTGTGGCTTGCGAAACTTGATGACGTTATCGCTCATGATGCGTATCTCCTCTTAGGTGTCGCGATAGAATATGCTTCGCGCGTCCCGTTCAAGCGTGGCGTTCGCTTTTTCTGTTGGTGAAGGCTCTCATGTTTCGGAGAACTCCGGCCTCCTTTAGGAGTTATAACGGTCGTTCTATCGTCTTTGAATCGAGGCATCGTGCTTTCGGAGAATCAGTTAGGATTTTCGGGCCGATGCTGTAGCATCTACAAAGCATGCGGCTTGACTTCGCGCAGGAGTCAGTCCAAGTGAAATTCCGATGCCGACCGTAATAAAATGGTTACGGGAAGCCGCGTAAAAAGAGCGTCATCGCGCTTGATCGCAAGACTGGAGCAGTTGAAATGTCTGCAAAAATTTATCGTCCGGCAAAGACCGCCATGCAGTCCGGCAAGGCCAAGACGAATATCTGGGTGCTGGAATTCGACGCCGAGGTTCCGCGCAAGATCGATCCGATCATGGGCTACACGTCATCGTCGGACATGAAGCAGCAGGTCAAGCTCAATTTCGACACACAGGAGCAGGCCGAAGCCTACGCACAGCGCAAGGGCATCGAGTATCGCGTGATCCAGCCAAAGGAAGCAGAGCGCCAGACGGTTTCCTACACGGACAACTTCCGCTATACGCGCACGCAGCCTTGGACACACTAACCGTTTTCGACGCCTCAACGGCGCCGCGAGTGGCCCCTTAGCTCAACTGGATAGAGCAAC